GGTTGCGCCTCTGCACCAGTGTCAACACCCTCTTGGCTGTCTAGCATGGAAGCAAAGCTTTGCGCTGCTTGGTTTACTGTAATCGAACCGACTGCTTGTGCGTTATCGGACATATTTACCTCTTAATTTCAATTATGGATTCTTACGGGGACGGCCACGTTGCCGTACTAATGCTGCCTCTGCCATCTTTCCCGTATCCATTACAGAGCGGAGCTTAGATCGCAGAATATCTACCGTTGTCAAAAGCAAATACGCTTGCTCTCTGATCGGACCCTCCATTAACTTGGAGGCCCGAATTTCACGGTAACAATCATCCTCAATCTTTTTCAGCATTTCTACTAGAAGCTCGTCCTCTAGCAGAAGTTTTGCTCTGTCACCTCTTGCGAGGTTAATTTCTAAATCATCCATGTCACATCATAGGTTGGGGCTGTTGAGGCACTTGACTCATTGCAGCCTGTTGACGGATTAACTCTCGGTCTTTATTCATTGCGGCATTTATCTCCGCACTTTGAATTTGTACACCGTATTTCAATTCTAGCTCATATCTTTTCAAAATACCATCTTGCTCAATACGATCACGTTCACGATCATCAGACATGATCATCTTTTCACGCTCCAATTGCAGTTCAGCGGCTTTCTTCTGAATATCTGCTTGGATAGATTGAGCCTGTACTTGAGTAAGCATTTCCTCTGGAGTTGGCTTTGGCTCAGGTGGTTGTGGCAATTGGAAGTCGGCAGGTAACTGGTTAAAGTAATTCTGAGAATCTTTAATGCCAGCCAACTGGAGCATCTTCGTCAAAGTGTTGGTGTACTGTTGCACAGAAACAACAGGATTATTTGGTCCTTGCTGACCAATAATCATTTCTTGTCGTGCTGCAACTTGGGTCAAGATATTGATGCGGTCTTCAATAGTGCCGTCACCAACACCCACGTTAACAATGACATCCATGTTGGCATCCCAAGAACGGGGGTCAATTGGCACAAAGGTGTTTCGCAGCTTGATCATCCGGGCACGGTCTTGGTTCTCAATGACCAGCTTCAAAATGCCTGTAAACAGCTTACGCATACCCGTCTCAGCAAAGATACGGGCAATCATCTCAATGTGCTGGTGAGCAGCGTTAACAGTGGCAGACACAGCAGCCTTGGTGGTGCTTTGCAGTGCATCAGCATCTAAGCCAGCAGCGGCTTTAGAGATGCCTGTACGGGTCTGCTTGATGTCATCCAAGTAGTCCAGCATGGGGAATGCTGCTTGACCAACAAAAGGAGTGACAAAAGGCTGGACCATCCCAGGCGCTCTCATACGGATAACCGCACCGACTTCAGTGTTCAGCACATCTTCCATGTTGGCCTGACCCTCGACAATGGCTGTACGGGGGTGGATAGCTTGGGCCAAGGAGTCCAAGATGCCACGTTGGACATTGGACTTGATGCGCTGGATGTCCATGACCACATCAGCAGGGCACATACCAAAGAAGGTGTGTGGCTCTGGATCTGGGCAGAAGTCAGCAAACTGTCGATCAGCAACGATTTCGTTACGGATCACCTTGTTGCCAGTGCCTACGGTGCAGATTCGGCGCAGCTCTGCGATGCCGTCACCATCAAAGTCAACCTTCAGGTAGCCTTCAATGTACAGAACGCTCTTGCTTGATGGGTCACCGTTATTCGATGTGCTGATAACAGCAAAAGGATTACGGGCTGTGTACTCTTGGTTGTTGTCAAAGTCATTGCCGTTGCCAGCAACTTCAACCATCTCGTCATAGTCGTAGCCCATAGCGACCAACTCGCTGACGGTCTTCATGGTGCGGTGACCAACAAAGATCGCCTCATCAATTGACTTAGCACGGCGGTCAATAAGGAACTCTTCTGGTGGCAGAGCCTCAATGCGAACCTTGCCTGACTTGATGCGGCGTTTGATCTCAACGTCATACATCATTGGGGGAGGGGTCATGATGCCTTGAGCCTCGTTCATGGGCATAGCACCAGGAATTGGATACTCACGAACGGCAGAGATCTCAACGTCAGGATTCTCAACCAGCATCATCATGCTTTGCTCGTCCAGCATAGAGAACGACTCAGCACTGACCTCAACAGACTCATCCCACCAGTACTTCACAATGCCGCACTTGCGAACGAGTGCGTCTTTGAAAGCAGAGTGCAGAATCTTGAAGCCGGGGTTGTCACGCTTGAAGATGAAGTCCACGTAATCAGTGGCTTGATCTGCATTGGCAACGTCTTCTGGGCCTTGAGGCATGAACTCAACCACACGCTCTGGGCCAAAGAAAATACGCATCAGGCTTGGCAGGATGCCTTGTACGGTGTCACGTACATCCATCGACACCACTTGTGAACGACCGTCTTCTTCGTCACCAAAGGGAGCGCCGTAATAGTATTCTGTCGCTAGGGCACGGTTACCGCCAATATCGTCATCAATGAACGAGATAGCGTCATAGATTTCGGCTGAGATAACGCCTTGCAGATCCTCTTCCGACATGACCTCTCGGTCTTCTATTTCGCCTTGCAGAGTTTCTGCCATCAGCATTGGATTCTCGTTCATATCAGTTCCTTACCGTGCGCCGAAAAACGGCAAAAGGCCAGATTGGGTGTTTTGCAACAAAGAGGGGATGCCGCCTACATTGTTGTTTGCCATATTGGCGTATGGGTTCATTGGAGCCATAGCAGGGATGGTCACTTGGTTCTGCGGGTCTTTCTCCGACTTGATGCTGTACTCAAAGGCAGAACGAGCCATGTCTCCACCAGTAGCGCCGGGGGCTGTAACTTGGTTGTACAAGTTCATGGCTGGTTGGATTTGCTGGTTTACGGACTGAGTAGCAATGTCTCCTACAGCTTGGCCCATAGTCATTGGAGCCGCTTGAGTAGCAGCGGCTGCCTCACCAGCAATTGCCTCACCTCCCGCAGCCTTCATGGCCTCTGGGAGCATGGACTGAAGAAAAGAAGAAAGTAGTTGCATCATGATTCATCATCCTCTGTGTCGTATTCGGTTTTAGCCATCATCAGCATATTCTGCTGACCCTTGGTCATCTTTTGGGTAATGGGTCCGCCAGTGAGCCAAGCAGAGCAGGTACGGTCACCAGCACACTTAAAGTCAAACAACTCGCAATACCCAAGGTCTGCCGCTTCTTGTACGTCAGCAGCGTAGCCATCTTCCTCTGCGTCAATGCCTTTAGTAATGCAGTCCAGCATTTCAGGGGTCTGAATAAAGGCAGCGCAATTACCGCAACGCATCTCTTGGACATCTTCAATGGAGACTTTCCAGATGTCAGCAAGGTTCTGCCAGTATTCCTCGTTCTCTTCTTCAGGATTGGCAGGGCCGTAATCGACATTCTTGATAGCCCAATTACGAGCCTTCAAGTTTGCTTTGATGTCATACGTTGCGATAGGGCATTTCATTTCTTGTTCCTTGCAGATATAGCTTTGGCTTTTGACCTTGCGTCTGCCTTTGAGTTTGCACCCCAAGCTTGCAGACTTTGAAGTAGTCTTGTTGGACTGCCATCAGGCTTTTTCTCTGGGCCGGGCATATTGCCCATTCTTGCAAGGAAAGAAGCCCGTCTTGGATTGTCTCCAGACTTTACTGGCGCTTTCAAGTTACTGCCTGGATTCTCTCGCTCATAAGACTTACGGCCTTTTTCGTTCAGGCCACCTTTAGGGCTTTTACCCTCTTTGCGAGTCCAGGCTGCACTCATTTCTTTTTAGCAGTCTTGGCTGCTTGTTTGAAGTCTTTGGCGGTTGGAGCGCCTTTGCTCCCAACAGGACGCATCTTTTCCTTGGAGCCAGCTTTAATGCGCTCTTGTTTGGCATTAATGTTGGCATACAAACCTTGTTTCATTTCTTACTCCGGTTGGTCGCAGTACGCTGACCACGCTTAGGCATCTTGGCCTCAGACATCGCAATAGCAACAGCTTGGTCACGGCTTTTAACCTTTTGACCAGAAGAAGACTTGAGCTTGCCTTCTTTGTACTCGCCCATCACTTTACCGATTTTCTCAGCAGCTTTGTCCATTTTCATAGGAGTTCTCCAGAAAGGTACGGGAATATTACCATAAGGCGAAAAAAGAGCCACGTATTAGGTGGCTCAAAGTTCTCAAGGAGTGGGGTTAAACCAATCCACGGATCAGCCTTTTGATCGGCTTACCCCATGAACCGCTCTTGCCCCAAGAGATAGTCGCCGCATCTGAGGCAAATGTCAACACAAACGCATCAGCCATGTCAGGAGATTTAAGCCCCCGTCTGCGAATATCGTCCTTGGACTCAATCTTGATCTTGCCGTTAGAGGTAAATGTATACCTTACGGTTGCTAATTCAGCAATCAAATCCTCGTTATTGGGTATCTTGCAGTCCCTTTTCTCCAGCCAAGCCTTGGCCTTGTGCCAGAGTTCAGCCCTGAGATTCAGATAAGTCCCACCCATTGCAGGACTCTCAGACACGTTAATCCCCCGAGCAGGAAGGTTCAACTCTCTCAGTCGGTCAACCACACCAGCCCCCAAGCCGATACTGTCAACCAGGATCTCTGTTGGTCGGGTCTTGTGGTCACAGGCCTCGTACTGAGCAACCACCGCACCCGTTAACTGCATCAGGTCCAAGTTCCTCCACCTCTCCAAAGTATGAACCACGTTGGATTGACGCTTACACAGAACTGACGAGTCAGAGCCAAAACGGGCAACGTCCAGTCCCCAAACGATAGGAGCGTCTTCGTAGGCACGGGTATCTCTGTGTTTGGCAGTATCCAGAAGCTCCATAGGGATGATGGTGTCGTCATCACTTCTTGGAAACTCTCCTAGAACACGGATGCGGAAGGCGTTACTTTCCTCTCCGTAGCGGGATTTCATGTCCTCAACGTACTCTTTACTCACCCGAGTTGAGTCAACACAAGAGACTCTGCGTGTCCACCACTCGTCTTTTAGACGGTTATGTGTGTCAAAAAAGAACCCAGAAGACCGTACAGGGTTACCCAAGAGGATGGTCAAAGCGTTATGGCCGGACATAGAGCCAGCAGCAGCCTCAAACACCGCTTCAGGGACACCGGACGCTTCGTCTGCCACCAACATCACGTTATCCGAGTGAACGCCTTGTAGGGCTTCTGGTTGTTCAGCACGAGATGTACGGGCAGAGATAAACGCTTCTGTCGCACTGGCCTTTAACTCAATCCTTTCTTGTTTGACATCAAGAAGATCCTGAAT